TTAATATTTTTGAAAACAATTTATATTTATAACAAACAACAAAAACAATGGGATATTTAGACAACACAGTTATTACAGTAGACGCAATTTTAACTAAAGCAGGAAGACAAGCATTAGCAAGAAACGACGGCTCTTTTAGAGTTACTCAATTTGCTTTAGGTGATGATGAAGTAGATTATACTTTATACAATGAAGACCACCCAAATGGTTCTCAATATTCAGGAGAGGCAATTGAAAATATGCCTGTTTTAGAAGCATTCCCAGATGAAACTAACATTATGCTTCATAAATTAGTTACATTACCAAGAGGAACTTCTAAAATGCCTGTAGTAACAGCTAACGTGTCAGCAGTACAGTTATCATTAGGAGCTACAACTTCAATAAACCCAACAACCCTAAATTTCCAAGGTTTATCAAATTTAAAAGAACCAGGAGGATATTATTTTACAGTAGCAGACAGAAGATTATTTACTCAAGCAGTAGGAGTAGGAGCAAGAGGAAAATCAAGAAGAGCAAAACCATTTACACAATCTGCTCTTAGTGAAACAATAAAAGGACACTCATTGTCTTTAACAGCAATTAACAGTACATCACTATTTGGAAACAACAGTGTTTTATTGACAACTATTACAATTGAAGGTGTTGATTCAGGAGGTAGAGTAACAATTCCAGTTAAAATCTCTAAACAAGTAATAGCAACAAAATCAACAGGAACAACTGGTATACAAATTAGATAAAAAAATAAAATAAATGGCAACAATTAATAGATACGGAGAAGGTGATGTAGTAATGAGCACAGACAAAGTAGTTACATCTACCTGGAGTGATAATACTAATAACTTACAAACATTTTTTACTTCTTCCATACAAGCAGACCAAACAGACGCTAACTCACAAGGTAATTTCTTTATAAATGCTTACCATAAAGCTACAAGTTCCGTAGATGCTGAAGTTCAATTTTCAGTAGGATACGGACATAAAGATGGTTCAGGATCTAAAGATTTTACAAATGATACAGGTTCATTTGGTTTTAGTGCTGCAAAAGTAGTTTACAACCAATATAGACAGTTAGTGTATGGTGATGAAACACAAAATTTTACATTTAGTACTCATACTCCAGATGACATATATTTTATTAATGTCAACAGATCAAGATATAGACATAACTTAAAACCAGGATCCTTAAACTTAAAATTAACAAGTGGTGGTAATACAATACAACTAACAGACGATTCTGTTACTTCAACTGGCTCTGCAGTAATTACTAATGTAGGAAGACAGTTTAATTTAGTATCTGGATCAGATGGAGTAATGTTAGGATCTAATGTAAATCAAGTAGGTACAACTTCATCATATGGTTTTGTTTATCCAGATGCAGGATTAATAGTCCTTAACCCAGACGCACTTAGTTCTTCTATATTAGGACTTGTATCTACTAAAACATCTAATACTAAGGGTAATAATGGTACAAAATTGCTAGGGGTAATGGAAGCAGGCGATCAGTTTATAGTAGACAGTGAGGAAAGAATAACATCTCAATATTACTTTACAAGAGTTAAAAACTTTGAATTTAATTATTCTTCAAATCCATCCTTTATAGATGATCAAGGTAGTTTAAATTTTACATCTATGATAGACATGCCTAGAGTATACATCTCAACAATAGGATTATATAACGATGAAGGTGATTTATTAGCAGTAGCTAAATTAAGTCAACCAATAGCAAAAGACTTTACAAAAGAAGCTTTAATTAGAGTAAAATTAGATTATTAATAATGTTGTTTGAATGCAATCAATTTATAAAAAACTTACAGCACAAGATATAGGGCAAGTCCCATTCAATGCTAACAAACAGTATAATATACATTCTTCCTCTTTTACTTCCCAAAGTATAACTAATTGGGAATCTTCAGACAATTATACATGGTCATCAGCTTCTATAGAATCTTTTAGTTCAGGAGCTAAAGATGGAATATACCCTACCTTAGATACTCAATATTCCTTAAAATACTTTCAACTAGAACATCTTTTTTATAAAGATTTTAAATTAAGTCTTAATGAAAAATTAGGACATGTTCATTATTTGAAACATAAAAGAGAATTATACAACCAAGTTAGAACTATATCCGTTCCTAATGGGTTATGTGGTAGTAGAATAAAACCATTAACTTTTAAAATAAAAGGAAATACAGACATAATAGATGACTCTTACGGTAATCTTTATGTTTCTTCATCTACATTATCTGATTATAACACAGACATTAGAGCTAATGTTTTAAAAATAGGCCCTGAAAAAGGTTTCAAAAACTATGATTTAAATACTATGAACGATGAGTTCGAAGCAGGTTTATTTTATAGAAGAGGAAAAAAAAGATCAGTTAATCCTATAACTTCATACACTAAAGAAAACATAATAGATGATAGTTACTTTTTTAATTTGTTAAATTATAAAAATGTTACTTTTTCTTCTAAAACATTAAGAGGTGGAGAATTTTCAGGTATCAACTTTAATGGAACAAACTCAGGAATATACATAGAAAATGACGAAAAATTCCATTTTAACCCAGAAGATGATTTTACTATTTCTTTTTGGGCAGATATAAAAGAACCAACAGTAGGACAATTATCTTTTACTGTTAATGCTATGACAGGTTCAAGTTCAGGTGCTGAAAATTTAACTTTAATATCTTCCGATGGAACAACAAAAACATATAGAGTAACAGCAGGTACAAACGCAACTAACTTAGGGGGAAACGTAACATCTATACAGTGGGATTTTTCTATGCCTAATGCAACCTCTGCAGTTAATAAAGCAACAAATTTAAGAGATGCTATTAATGGCTCTACAGGACATAATGGTAAATTAGTAGCAACTGTAGTAGGCAGTACTATAACGATAAAACAATTAGACACACCTTCTACTATTGGTACAATAGGAAATACATCAACAACAGCAACTACAGATTTTAATAGTTTAGTAAATCTTACCGTAGATAATTTTAGGCAAGGAACAGATGTTGATTCTTACTTGGTATCTAAATCAACAACCCAAACAATAATACCTTCTATAACATCTAATAGAAATATCCCAGTAAACACTCAAATTACAGGAGCACTACAAACAAAAGATGTTCCTTCTTCTCCACAATTTCCTTTTGAAGTATATGCTTTTAATGATTGGGTGTATTTTAGACGATCAGATGGAGATACTATTAAAACGATAAGCTCATCATTCACCGCAGGTACTTTACAACATATAACTTGTAGAGTTTCATCATCACAAATGGAGATGTTTATAGATGGTGTAGGATCAGGAACTAGTGGTTCAGAAGATTTTAAAAGAGACACACAAAATAATGCTAATTTATATATTGGTAATAAAGGCGAAACAGAAAAATACCTCACAGGATCTTTAAGCCAAATAAACATATATGATGAAGCACTTACAAACACACAAATACTAAATCATTATAGTAGTAGTAATGGTTCTCCTTACGTAGGAAATATATTTTATGAATCAGGATTAGTTACAATAACACATCCACACTACCATTCAGCCCTTAATATAACAGATTTAAATTTTCAAGGATCTCATTTAATATATGAAAATGAATATCAATGTACTATAGAAGAACACGAGTTTAATCATACATTAAACCCTTCAGCTCGTAGAAATAGAAACACAAATTCACAAGAGTTAGCAAACTTTGCAACAGGTTCTAATTTTAAACCTTACATAACTACAGTAGGTCTTTATAACGAAGCAGGAGAATTGTTAGTAGTAGGTAAATTAGGACAACCTACAAGAATGTCAGATGAAACTGACACTACATTAGTAATTCGTTGGGACAAATAAATGGCTGCCATTTTAGATGTAAGTACTAAAGGAAGATTTTTAAAATCCCCCATAAAAGGAACAACAAACATCCCCTACGACGAAGTAGAACACAATCTTGAAAAAATAAAAACAATGCAACCTTTAATAGTGTGTTGTTCTACTGGAGAATTAAGTAAATGGGCTTGTGGTTTTCTAAAAAAAAATGGAATAGAAGAAACACACAATGGTGGTAATTGGGAAACTACTTCTTTTATAATTAAAAATTCCCAAAAATAAATTTGGTTATTTAATATTTCTTTCATACATTGTTTAAATGCAATGGTACTATCAAAATAAAATTATACAAGAAATTAGTGATCTCCCAGAGAACGCATTTGGTTTCATCTACCAAACAACCCACCTTCCAACTGGAAAAAGATACATTGGTAAAAAATCTTTAATTTACAATTTAAAGAAAAAATTAGGCAAAAAAGAAAAAGCCCTATATGAAGGTAAAGGTCGCCCACCAACATTTAAAAGAGTGTTAAAAGAAAGCGATTGGAAAACTTACTATGGTTCTCATAGTTTTATTAAAGATGCAAATGACGATGATTTAGAAAGAAAAATTTTACAAATAGCTTACAACAAGAAAGAACTTACATACCTAGAATGCAAATATCAATTTGTGTTGGAAGTTTTAGAAAATAAATTATACCTTAATGATAATATATTAGGTAAGTTTTATGATAGAGATTTTAAATGAAAGAAGATTTATTAAAACGATTATTAGAATCAATTTTAGGTGGAAGTAAGTCTGCTCGTGGGGGCGAAGAAGCGGTGTTTAATTGTCCTTCTTGCAAACATCGTAAGAAAAAACTAACAGTCAATTTAGCAACACAAAAATTTCAATGTTGGGTTTGTGGTTATAAAGGTCATCGTGCTTTCAAATTACTAAAACAAGCAGATGCGCCAATAAAAGCGTATGATTACTTAAAAGAAATTGATTCTCAATATAACTTTAAAAAGTCAACATTCACTAAAGCACCGTCAGGTTCCTTGCAATTACCGCGTGAAGTAACGCCTATAATGTCATCGTCAGCGATTTTGTCGAAACACGCATTACATTATTTAGATCAAAGAGGAATCACCCAACAAGACGTAGTAAAATATGATTTACATTATTGTGAACAAGGTCCTTTAAGAAATATGGTTGTAATACCTTCATACGATAAAGATGGTTTTTTAAATTATTATGTAGGTCGTTCATTTGATAA